GGGCCCATTTGCCTCCTAAGAACGACGCTAAGGGCGGGGCGATTACAATAGCGAGGACAATTAATCAGGAGAAGACTTCAAATTTCCTGAATGCCGACGCCGCCCGCAAACACGGCGCAATTGGCAAGCCAACTGTGGGACACGGCCAGCAAAATTTTAAAACATCAAGCGATAAGATTGTTTATAATACAATCACTACGCAGATGCCAACTTATGTAAACGTTATGTATTCTGTTGGAGTCAAAACCGAATACCAACAACAGGTAAATGAAATATTGACTCCCTTTATTACTAAGACGGGCCAAATAGATAACTTCTTTATTCACGAAGAAGGCCATAAATTTGAAGGATTTGTACAAGGCAATTTTGCTCAAGGCTCAAACGTCTCCTCTTTGGGGGAGGATGAAAGAACATACAACACCAAGATAGATATAAAGATACTCGGTTATCTAATAGGCGAAGGGGCCAACGCAGAAAGACCCAAAGTAGTGTTCCGCGAGAATGCTGTCGAATTCAAGTTCCCGAGAGAAAGAGCGATGACTCAGGATGAGCTTGAAACCTTCGGTCACCCCCGACCCCGATCAGTGCTTCTGAAGAAGGGCCTTTATCGCGAGTAATTTGTCCTTTACGAGTTTAATTTACTATTTATTATGAAACGAGTTGTTATAGATATAGACAACAATTTTAGGAGAGCCCATTAATGTCATCCAAGAAGTTTAAATTTGTCTCACCCGGCATTTTCCTTAATGAAATAGATAATTCGCAGCTTCCAGCCGCACCAACAGCCGACGGCCCCATAATTATTGGCCGTTCTCGCAAGGGCCCCGCAATGCGCCCCTACAAAGTGAGTTCATTTGAAGAGTTTGTGAGAGTCTTCGGCGCACCCGTCGCCGGCGGCGAAAATGAAGATGTATGGCGCGAAGGCAACCTTGCTGGGCCCACTTATGCTGCTTATGCCGCACGCGCGTGGCTGGCGTCCGAAACCGCACCAGTTACATTTTTCAGGCTCCTTGGGGAAGAAAATTCTAGTGCCACTTCTGCTGGTAAGGCCGGCTGGAAGAACTCTGGTACGCCCTCCACTACCGCCGCTGATAACGGAGGCGCCTATGGACTCTTTATAATTGATCGCACTGGCTCCACCGGCCGCTCGCCCGAGGCCACTGCTGCAAACACCGGCTCCTTGGCTGCCATTTGGTACTTAGAGGCGGGCAACTCTATCACGCTGTCCGGTAACCTTCGTGCACAAGATGATTCGACACACACCGGTTCCGCCGCCCTTTTCAATTCTGAGACTGCCGCCGGATCCGCTGCAAAACAATTTACGGCGCAAATTCACGATTCTGATGGGAATGTTGCATACAAGACAGCATTTAACTTTAGTAGAAACAGTGAATATTATATTCGTAAGCGGTTTAATACCAATCCGATGATGACGAATTCGTCGTATGTCGACAGTTCAGGCCTCAGTCAAGGCGAAAACACTTACTGGCTTGGTGAAACCTACACTACTTTTGTAAATAACCAAGTCACTGGTGGTGTCGGAGAACAGTTTGGGTTTATTGCCGCTCTTGAATCCGGCTCAGTTAGTTGGGACGAACGCCAAGGCTCTTTCGCCAACTCGCGTACCCCGTGGTTCTTCTCTCAGGACATGTCGACCGATTATGCCAGTTATGACGCCAAGAACATGACCAAGCTTTTCCGTTTCCACGGCTTAGACCACGGATCGTGGATTCAAAACAATATTAAGGTCTCTATTGCCAATCTTCAGGCTTCCAACACGAGTGCCGACCCGTATGGCACCTTTGACGTGCTCCTCCGCTCAGCGCAGGATACCGATAAGAGACCCCAGATCTTAGAGAGATATTCGGGGGTTTCCCTCAACCCTGATGCGACAAATTATATTGCCAGACAGATTGGTGATGTATATACCGCGTGGGACAATAATCACAAAGTTAACCGTCAATATGGGAACTATGGAAATCGTTCTGAGTTTGTGCGCATAGAGGTTAACCCTGATATTGATAACGCTCTCACCGATCCGGAACTTCTTCCCTTCGGTGTTTTTGGGCCCCCACGACCACTTGGATTTTCACTTTGCTCGGGGTCAGTTATCCCCGGAGCATTTGGTAAGGCCGAAGCGGTCACCACTCTCGGCGCCGCAGGCAGCTACCAAAGCGCTTTCCTTGAGTTGATGTCGATTCGACAGAGAATATTTGATGCTGATGGCGGGGACACAGACGGCGCCTCAGCCGCGCTGTTGAATGTATACACCCGAGGAGGCGAAGGCGACGGGGAGATGGAGTTCACTGGCTCCTATCGTTACCCGGCCCCTCGCACGAGAATGTCGGCTTCCGAAGGCGGCTACGATTCAAAGACTGGTTACGAGAAGGCTTACTTTGGTCTTTCTACCGATATTGGCTTTGATATTCTTGATACCGGAACTTCTACCAATTATTCGAATAGGTTCGATCCCGGCTATGGCGACTATCTGAGAGGGTTGCCGCTTGTTGATGGCGCCTCGGAAGACTCTAGATTCGATTCAATTTCAGGCCCACCCACCAATACAGAGTACTCTTGGATGTTCTCGCTTGACGATATCAAAATTGGCCCCGACAATGGCGACGATACTCTACCCTTCTGGACTTCAGGATCCCGCGCCGCGGGCACCTCAGTCACCGCGCTAAGTGGCGGCTATAAAGAGCTTATTCGGCCCACCGGATCCGCCGCGATCCCGGCAGTCAACAAGTTTACCGCTCCGTTTTATGGTGGCCACGACGGCTTTGACATCCGTGAGGCTGAACCGCTCAACAACACGGACCTGTCTGGCAAGACCGTCGCGAATTGGTACGCATATCATACGCTTGACCGCGCGATTGAAGCAGTTGCAGACCCAGAGTCGGCCCCCGGCAATATTCTGACAATGCCCGGCGTCACCAACAAGGGACTAACACAGAAGTTAATTGATGTTGCCGAAGAGAGAGCAGATGCTCTGGCAATTGTTGATATTGAAAATGTATATACCCCAAGAACCGAAGCCACGACATCGTTTAAGAGTCGGTTGGGGTCAGTAACTTCGGCGATTAGTTCTCTTGCGACCCGCGACATCAATTCAAGCTATGCCTGCGCCTACTATCCGTGGGTCCAGATTCAGGATCCGATTAATCGTCAGCGTGTTTGGGTGCCGCCTTCCGTTGTGGCCCTAGGAACGTTCGCAAGCTCAGATGCCAAGTCGGCAGTTTGGTTCGCCCCCGCTGGTTTCAACAGAGGTGGCCTTAGTGATCCTATGACGGCTGGTATGCGTGTCATGCGTGTTACCGAAAGAGTTGTTTCCAAGGACAGGGATCGTCTCTACGCGGCGAACATTAACCCAATCGCACAATTCCCGAATGAGGGCATCGTGGTCTTCGGCCAAAAGACACTTCAGATGACCCAATCTGCTTTGGATAGAATTAATGTCCGCAGAATGATGATCTATGTTAAGAAAGAGATTTCTAAGATCTCCACGCGAATCTTGTTTGACCAGAACGTTGAAGTTACTTGGGATAGGTTTAAGGCACAGACCGATGGCTTCCTGTCATCAGTTAAATCTTCCCTTGGCATCACGGCCTATAAGATCGTTCTTGACGAGACGACAACTACTCCGGACCTTATCGATAGAAACATCTTGTATGCCAAGATCTTCCTTAAGCCTGCTAGATCAATTGAATTCATTGCGATTGATTTTATTATCACAAGAACCGGCGCTTCTTTTGATGATTAGCAGTAAATTATCTTTTGCGCCACTATTTAATGTTGAGAGCTTTAAAGGAGAACCAATAAATGCCTGCTGGTGATTATAATTTTTGGACAGATTCTCTCGTCGGTCATGGCCTCCCAGACCGCCGCGACCCAAAGAGACAATATAGATTTACAGTTTCATTGCTGAATATGGAGAGTGCTGCCACTTGGTACGCCAAGAGCGTCACTAAACCCAGCATTACTATCTCTGAGACTTCGCACACATACTTGAATCATAAGTTTTATTATCCCGGCCGTGTAGATTGGGGTGAGGTGAGTTGTGTATTGGTTGATCCCGTCACTCCCGACGCCGCCGCCGAGACTATGGCTATTCTTGAGGCCTCCGGATATGTTATCCCGGGATCCCCGACTCAAACCACGACGATTTCCAAGGTTAGAGCAGTCAATGCTCTTGGTGGTGTGATCATTAAGCAAATTGATTCAGCAGGGGAGGCTTTAGAGACGTGGGAACTGAGAAACCCATTCATTAAGTCTGTAAATCTAGGCGACTTAAATTATGAATCCGACGGTCTGTCCCAGATTTCGCTCGGAATCAGATATGACTTTGCTTCTTGTACAACAGCTACTCATGCTGTTGCCACGATAAGTGCAGAGGGTAATGAAGATCTATCGATCCGCGCTGGCCGACCAACAAATGAGTTTTTCTTCGCGCCGGATAGCTAGTGTTTAATATTTAGTGTTTTAATTTTTGAGAGGTGAGTATTGGCTAGAAATAATGCCAGCCGTCTTGGGCTTGGTGAGGATAAGAAACAAGATACATCCCCACCGCCGGCGGCCACAGGAAACTCAGAGTTCCAGTTTGTAACTCCAACTGAGTTTGTTGAAATTCCAACAGAGGGTAAGTATTACCCAGAGGGCCATCCTTTGCATGGCCAAAAAACGGTAGAAATTCGCTATATGACTGCGAAGGAAGAAGATATTCTGTCTTCGGCCACGCTGATTAAGAATAATATGGTGATTGATCGCCTATTACACAGCGTTTTTGTTGACAAGACGATCAATCCAGATCTGTTATTTGTTGGTGACAAAAACGCTCTACTTATAGCGACTCGTGTTACTGGCTATGGGTCAGAATACGATACGCAGGTGATATGTCCATCCTGCTATTCCAGCTCGGAGCACGCCTTCAGCTTAAATGACATAAATTTATACAAAGGGGGTGATTATAAAGATTTCAACATTGAAGAGTCGGATGAAGGCACATTTTACATTGACCTTCCAATGTCCAAAGTTAGAGTAGAAGTACGTTTGCTATTAGGCAAAGACGAAAAGTACCTCGCTCAGCTTGCCGCCAACAAACAGAAAGGCGGCTTAAACGAGACTCCCTTAACGGACCAATTTAAGCGAGTTATTATTTCTGTTAACGGTCACAGAAACAAGGCAGCCGTTGATAAGTTTGTTGATAATATGCCTGCTAGAGACTCTAGACACTTGAGATCTGCATACAGTAAGATCGTCCCCAACGTTGATATGAAGTTTGGTTTTGATTGCCCTAAGTGTAATCTCCATTCGCGGGTGGAGGTGCCGCTCGGCCCCGGGTTTCTATGGCCTCCCACCTGATTATATGAAAGATGTTTATGAGCAGTTCTTCTTTCTTAAATATCAAGGAGGATGGAGCTTCTCAGAGGCCTACAATTTACCAATTAAAATTCGACATTGGTTTGTGGAACGTCTCGTAAAACAGTTGAAAGACGAAAAAGAAGAACTAGAAAAACAGATGAAGAAGTCTGAATCACCCTCAAGAGGCTGAAAGTTTATGGCTTTCGGCCTTCTTTTGTTGTAAAATACTACTTACTACCAGATGGTATATGGAGGCCCTAGTATGATCGCATTAAACGAGGATAATATCCAAAAGATTCACTTCGACCTAGAAAAAATGAAGAGTCAGCACCTAAACGAGAGCTTCACGGCTCAGTTGGGTATGCAAATTCAATTGCTTTTGAATAATATGTTCGGCGGCTCTATGTTGCCGCCTGATTATGTCTCGGTGTCGGGGCAGCCCCAAGACGTTGCTGCTTTTGCGAATGCGGTTGGCAGTGAAAAGAATTTTATTGAGACTGCCACCAAATATGGCCTAGGTGACCCTAGAACCTACCGAGACAAGGCGAAACTCACTGGGGCTGTATCTTCCTTTGAGAGAATTACAGGGCTGAAGTGGCCTTTTAAGTAGGAGTTTAATGAATGGCGCTTACACCTAGGCAATTACAGTTACAGAATCAGTATAACGCTTCTTTAGAAAACGAGCGCTCCCTCAGGGCAGAGCTTGCCGCCGCCGGCACCGATGCCTTAAAAGTAGCCGAAGCCGAGCTTGCGATCGCAAGAAACACGATCGAGGTACAAAGCCGGCTAGTAGCCTTTGAAACATCAAAGGGCGACATCACGGCTGATCAGCTTGCTACCCAACGCCAAGTTGCTCGCGAGCAAGAACAGGAGATCGATAGGCTCCAGAAGATAGTTGGTTTAGAAAAGCAGCGCCTTAACCTGTCCAAAGAAGTCACATCAGTTCTTAAGGGCCTCACTGGAATCCAAGAAGGTACAAAGGAGCGTTTTATTGCGAATATGATCCGCACTAGAGACGTTGTGGGTCAACTTCGGGGAGTAGCTAGAGAACTAGAGGACACGTTCACCACAGCCGAAGGCAAATCACTAGCCATGACCAGTGGGCTTCTGAAAGCGACCGAAGCAGCGAGATCCTTGATGGGTACCGCCGTTTTGGCTACGAAGAACTTGGCTCTGGCTCAAGACAGCGCTTACTCAGGTTTTGCCAAGATGACTGGGCAAACTGGAGCCCTACGCTCCGAGATGATCGGCCTTGAAAGAAGCATGTTCCAATACGGCGTCTCTATACAAGGCGCTTTGAAAACTCAAAGTGCGTTATTTTCGGTTGTAACGCAGTTTACTTATATGACCGCCCGCGAGAGAAATGAGTTGGCACAAACAACGGCCATCCTCGACCGGTTTGGCGTGGGTGCGGAAGTAACCGCTCAAAATATGCAAATTATGACCACCCAAATGGGAATGGGAGCAACCGAAGCCGCGGGTCTTAGTACACAACTGTATACGTTCGCCCAGCAGTCTGGAATTTCGACCACAAAGGTCGCTAACGATTTCGCTGCCCTCGCGCCACAATTAACGGTGTTTGGTGATCGATCTAAGTTTGTTTTCATGCAACTTGAAATGGCTGCTAAGCAGTCTGGATTTGCTATAGAGAGGTTGGTGGGCGTGGCCACCGGCTTTGATAGGTTCGATACGGCCGCAGATTCAGTCGGCCGACTTAACGCAATACTGGGCGGCCCATATCTAAGCACCATCCAAATGGTTATGACAACAAACCCAGTAGAAAGAATGCAGATGTTAGCTGATGCTGTTAATAGGGCTGGCAAATCTTTTGACGATTTGGCCTATTTCGAAAGACTTAGCTTGGTCGAGGGCCTTAAACTACAAAACGTTGGGGAACTTGCCATGCTTATGAGAGGGCAGTTTAAAATGTTGGACAATTCTGTTATGCAGACGGGCGACCAGTTTGCAGCATTGGCCGGACAAGAAAGAGAATATAACCAAGTTCTAGAAGAGTATCAACAGATAGTTAGGTCCCTCGCGGCAGAACTGCTTCCTTTGGTTCGCCGTTTGGGCGATATGCTGAGCATCATAGCCGAACACCCGGGCGTATTTAAAGCCATCACCGCCGCTACAATGGGTACCGTCACTGCCTTTCAAACTCTTGTGACGATCCTGCCCCTGTTGTCGTTCGGGTTCAAGCCCTTGAGCCTCGCTCTCTTTGCCTCACGCGCCGGCTTCGCCGCGGCCGCCTTGTCCGCCGCCGCTCTCTTTGGTGTTTTCACCAAATCGGGATCCCCGAAGTTCTATGAAATGCCTTTCCACCTTGCTAGCGGATTCAACGCGATGGCTTCTGGCGCAGCAAGTGCGGCACAGGGCGTGGGAATGCTCGGGGCATCCGTTCAGGGCGTTTCACAGGCGATGTCAGAATTACCAGATATTAAAGTGGCGCAGTTTAAGACGATTATGTCAGAAACGAGAAGGGTAACCGAAGAGGTGTCGAGCGCCGGCGCAGGTCCGGCATCTTTGGCCATTGGGGTGGCTAGAGCAGCAGCATCCTCGGCCGGCGGTTATGGGCCCGGCGGGGCCGGCGGAACCACGGTCCCAGTAAACATTTATTTAGATGGCGCACAGATTGAATCCCGCGTGTTCCGCAACTTGAGGCCGGTATAGGGAGAGACTAGATGGGTATATTTAATTTAAGACCATATGATTGGGGCGACTATATAACTTTTGATGATGTGGCTAAGCATTTTGGGCAAAACCCTCCGTATAGGGATGTCGAGGCCGACTTATTTAAGAAGTTTAAGATAGAGTTTTTCTATCCACACACGAGCGCAACGGCTGCCTTTAAGGCCTTTATCACGCAATATAATGAGTCGTTTAACAGTGATTATCAGATTGTCCCCGTATACGGCAGGATGGATCCCACCACACATTTTCAGAGTACTGGAAGAATTATTAATTTGTCTTGGACGGCCCCCGCAGCCTCTGAAGAAGAGGCCTTATTAAACCTACAAAATGCTTCGAAGCTGGCGAAGATGATGTATCCTGTATATGGCCCCGGCCAAGGAGCAGACCAATTTTATGGAGCCTTTCAAGATGCGACAGAATTGCGTGCCCCCCCTAGGGTCATTATGCGCTTTTCCAACTTGATAAAAAGAGGTGGCCTTCCCGGTCAGGAGCCAAGTAATCTGGCGACAGCGGGGTTACATGGAATCATAACTAACTATACTTGGCAACCAGTCTTCGAAGACGGCTTCTTTGACGGCCTTCCGCCCGATGGGTTCTCCAGCAATGTGGCCTTGTTACCAAAAACATTGTCTCTTGGCATTCAGTATACTGTCACTCATAGAGACACTAATGGCTGGTCTGAAGCCGGCCGGTGGCTTGGGGACGAAGGATTCCCTTGGTTGCCGGGCTCTTCTCCGACCCCCGGGAGCACCCTGTTCGAAGACACCGGCGGCGATGCCGTGATATGTTCTGGGATCGAAGGCGCCGAAGACCGAACACAGGCAAACCTTGAGGAATGTAGTGCCGAAGTAATCGAGGCACTTAACGAAAGGGCGGCAGGCTTATAATGGGTATTAGATATGACAATAGAAGTAGAAGCTTCTTGACAGACGATCTTTATAGGGATACGTTAAAGGAAAGGGGTGTTAACAGAATGCCTCACTTCACTACGGCCCACCTTGGTGGCTTGAGCGCATCTGTCCGATCCAAATTCAAGAGAATAGAACATGTTTGGGGCGTCGGAGATCGTTTTTATAAATTAGCAGAACAATATTACGGTAATCCAAAGTTATGGTGGGTTATAGCTTGGTACAATACGACTCCCACAGAGACTCATGTGAAGGTCGGGGACACTATTAAAATTCCGATGCCCCTAGAAAGAGTTTTATACTACTTTAATAATCCAAGGATCTAAGATGGGCGACTACGACGCACGTTCCGAAACAACGCAAAATTTATTAAATGATTGGTATGAGGCCTATAGAGGCGGCGACGTTGCTAGTGCGAACTCTATCAGGGACACCATTGTAGACTCTGGTCTTATATCGGCCTCCGAATTTGAAGAGACTGTTGTCGGAAATTCATATCAACACAATGGCGACAGTTGGCTTGATTATTCCTCTGATTTGGCCGACGATTTAATCAATTCACAGATTAACCAAGATATCAGGGATGAGATAGCTGAAGATGGCGAGCGCGGCCTATGGACCGGCGATGGTTCGGTAGGTAAGGAAGCACTAGAACTAGAAAACGACCTGCTCAAAGCCCTCGGCTCGACGACAGACGCCTTGCTGCAAGAAACTCTTTTGGCGCAATTGGCCGTTCTTACACCAGATGAAGAACTCGCGGCTCAATTGGGTATAGAATTATTTGAGATGGGCGGCACCGCCTATAACCTAGCGGCTCTATCTAAAGGCGAAGTTAATAAGTGGGACTATCTTAGTCAAGCCGAGACGGCCTCTCGCCAAAGGTGGGGATCTCAGTGTTTCTTGGCGGCACAGATGGATAAATTAGCCAAACTCCACCCGGCTAGGTTCCCGGGAGATGATGCATATAACAGAGTGCATATGCTCGGCGGCGCCGCAGGTGATGAAGGGCAGGCTCGCGTGCTAATTAATAAATTACACGCCCGGAAAGACATGTCAGAATTTGTAGAAATAAAACCACATGAAATTTCAGAACTTTCACCAAAAATTGAAATATCTAAAATAGTTTACGGGGACGGGATGAAGTATGTTGACGAAGTGCGCTTGCCCTTTCCCGCCCACAGCTTATTTAATGCCGATTCTGATATTCTAGAATCTTCTAGGACCGACTTCGGCATAAGCGGCGTCCAGTGGATGTTCAAAGGTGTTCAGCCAGACGCCGTAAAAAATGATATTGAAGCAAAGATTGATTTTTATTTCCAAGGCTTTGATGCTCTTGTTGATAGGCACACAGACATAGGAAAAGGAGGCAACACTGTTAATTGGAGCTACTTAGACCTCTTGGGATTTGGTCACGCCTCCACTCTTTCGGAAGAACTTAAGGCCGGCCGAGTGTTGGACGATATTCGTTTTTACGAAATTAGGCTAAAAGCAGGATATAATATAGCTAGCTCGACCTTCAGCGACATAGAAGCCGCGGCCAGAAGGCAGGGTCTGATCGAATCCGTCCGCGCACAAAACACAGATCTCTATCTTAAGCTGGTCGACCACGAGATCGATGTTAATGAGAATGGCACGATACACATCAGTTGTCATTTCCGCGGAAGACTTGAGGCTGTTCTGACCGACGCCAAGGCTGACGTGTTGGCGACCGCCGAATATAAGGGCACCCTTCAGCGTTTGTCCGACAAGTTAGAGAAAGCTAGGAAGAAGAAAATTCCGAATGAAGAAGAAGTGGCAGAATTACAGTCAGATTACAACACTGAGTTAGATGGTTTAAGGATTAGAAGGCTGCACAGCATTATAGGGAGGCTGGAGTCCGCCGGTAAGTTGTACAATATAATGGCCTCGACTAAATCCCTAGGACAGTTTTCTGCCAGCGGATTCACTGGGGATATAAAGCTACCAGACCCACAGCTCCGAGAGGGTGTCGAATATGGCGCCATCTTGGAAAACGAACTGGGCGAGGTTGAGGCCACCAGATCGAAGGAAATAAAGGAAAAACTCCGACACGTCCAGCCGCTGGAGGTCGATCAGAGTTCTTATTCCGTGCCATTTTTTTATTTTGGTGATTTAGTGGAGGTTTTGGCGGAAATAGCGTTTGAGCCGTCCAATCTTAAGAGTTCTGACCTTAATGAGGGGGTGCCTGACGTAGCCTTTGCCGAGGAACAGACTAGAAATATGAAGATCATTCTGGGCCCGCTCGAATATGAAAGGGTGTTGTGCGGTGTTCCAAAATCTGTCAACTTG